CTTGTGCCTGCTGTATCGCAGTATTTCCTTTTTCATCTGCTCTGCTTATAGCCTCTTCGCCCTTGCTATTGGCTATACTTACGGCATCTTGCGCTGCTTGGTTTGCATTGATAGTAGCCTCGTTCGCAGCGGTAGTAGCCTGCGTTGCCGCTTCGGAGGCAATCCGCACCGCCTCAGCACCTGCATCTTGTGCCTGCTGTATCGCAGTATTTCCTTTTTCATCTGCTCTGCTTATAGCCTCTTCGCCCTTGCTATTGGCTATACTTACGGCATCTTGCGCTGCTTGGTTTGCATTGATAGTAGCCTCGTTCGCTGACTTTGTGGAGAGTATTGCATCATTGGTTATTTGTGGAATACTGCCCATATAAGCATTGAACTCTTCCTCGGTTCCACTAAAATTACCACTCTCTATTGCAGCTTGATATGCACTCTTACCAAATATCGATATACCAGTATCTTCAAAAGCGTTTATCTCGTCATTGAACACCAGCCAAGTGCCATTCTCGCTTATCTTTGGCGAAGCACCTGTATATTTCACGCACGAAGGAACATCAGTGGTAGATACGAACAAATCAATAAGCAACTCGAAATATCTACTTTCCGTGTTTGCTTTGACCTCCGCAAAGTCTAATACTGCCGATGTTACAACTCTACCATCGAACAAAGCATTGATATTGATGCCATACACTCCCTCCATAGTGAGTTCGTCTATTGCGCTTAACCTAACGAAAACATGTTGCGAAACTTCATCGAAGCGCACATCTTCGCACAACATCGTTGCCTCATTTGGTAAATGAAGAATAGCTTGAACAAAACGAGCATTGCGCAACTCTATCGGTGCGCCATTTGCTTCCACGAGGCGCATTTTCAAAACGCAACCTTCTCCTGCTTTAAGTATATACATATTAGTCTCCTATTATCTTGAATGTTGTTTTATTTGCGGAAATTGCACCGCAACCACTATATTCTGCGAAGATGTCGGGATTAGCCTCGATATATCGCAAGCACTCGTGCATATATGCGTTGGCGATAGCCGTAGCATCGCCCACCGCTTGCTGTCGCTCTCGAAGGTCTGCCGAGCGTGAATAGTCATCGCTCTTAACCACATAGCCAAAGCGTGTGAGGTGGTGCGTTGCGCTGTTTATCAATCTCGCCCAAGTATAGTATGCGAGTGTGCGCTTCAACCCTGCGAAGGTGCGTGTTTCGCCACACGCCTCGTACTCACCACCCTCCATAAGTCGTGAGAATGTAACCGAGTTCTGCAACTTATTGAATAGTTTATCGCCAAGCGCAGGCTTTATGTCGAGCAATTCCGCCTCCTCAATCGCTCGCTCCACGATAGCCTCATCTGCGGTGCAAGGTCGAGCGTACTGCTCAACCTCATAAGGCTCTATAAGGTGCTTTTTAATTAGTGCCATTATCGAAAATTCTATTAACTTCGTCTTGCTCCATTCCGAACAATATCATAAGTAATTCTTTCTTCTGCGTGTCGGGCATATTGACATCTGTCACAATAGAAGTCAATGCTTGTGTGCCTCCTACTCCTAATTCGACTGCGAAGACTTCACCCCCCCCTGCTCATTGCTTATGCTCTTAATAAGTGGCTCAATCTTGATATCCTCCACACCTTTGTATGGTATGGTATTCGGAGTCCAATGCTCCAACACGCTGCGATATGCGCGAGTTATCATACGCTGTTGCTTTGTAACTTGCTCGGCATACTCGATCTTCACATCGTTTGCCAACTGCCCCGAGAAGCCTATTGCACCCGAGCGCAAACGTGCGAACTGCTCTTGGTTGAAACGAGCGTATATGTCGTCGATGAACTTTGCAGACGATGCAGTGAACTCCTTGTCGTAGTTCTTGGCATCGAACGGCTTAAATTCGGGCATATCCTCGTCGCTGTATATTTCGATATGGAGTATCTTGCAAGCGTTCATATCGCCCTGCAATTTGCCGATTTCCTCCGTGAAGCCGTTGTCCTGCTCCTCTGCGCTTTGTCCTCGCTTTGTAACGAGAATACCAGCAGGCAGGAAGTTATTGCGCACATTTCGGCACGCCACATTCGATATTGCCTCATCGCCCGACATCGAAGGCAATACGGTGTCGGCTACTGGGGTACAATAGACATTGCGCCCTGCTCGCGTTACATATAGCACCTGCCCTTCGTAGAACTCGATGCCTCCTGCTTTGATTATCTGCGCCTGCACAACCGCTTTGTCGGGGTTGAACACTGCAATATAGTCGCAGTTGTCTTTGTTTACCTTTACCGCCTTTCCGTTGCGTGTGCGCTTGGCAGTCCAATCGGGGTGTATTACCACCTGCCCTACAACGCCATTCTCGTCAGGCTCTACGAGGCGCACCATTTCAAACGGTATGTGGCTCACGGCAACGACCTCACCCATCACATTGTAGTTGATGTGGAGGGCGAAACCGTCATAGTATGCCATATCCTCGCTTACGAGGTGGTGTATATCGTCGAATGTTGAGCCGAGAAGGTCGCATACGGTATCTGCCAGCACTTGCGAGGCGATACCATTGCCCTCGATGTAGGTAGCCCTACGCTCTACGCAGGTAGAGCCATTTGGCGATGCGTCAATGATAGCACGCAACTCCTGCGGATATAGGTTATTGTGTCCGTACGCCTGTATGCCAAGCGAGGACAGATAGCCGATATCTACTCTTTTGTCTGCCTTCTTCGTATTCTTAACATTCATAGTGTTATTTCTTCTTTCGTTTTGGCTTTGATTCTGCCTTTGGTTGCGGTATAACCGCAAATCTACCCACTGCGTTAGGGTTGTCTTTCAAGAATTTCTCGGCAACCTCGTTTGTAAGGTTGTCGTTTGTGTAAACCTCCGAACTGCCCGATATGTGAAGTATCACACCTGCTCGGAGTTTGTAGTCGCATTTTTCTCTCATTGCTTTGTGTTTTTTGAGATAGAGCAAAGCCTCGATAACGGCATCGCGCCACTTATCTCGGCAGTTGCAATCTCGCACCTTCTTACCGGTTACTTCGGTGTAGAGGTTTGAGATAATAGACTCCTCTGCCGAAGAGTAGGGCTTGTCTGCCCTACTCAACGCCAAAAGAGTGTTATATGCTTCCGATACGGTCATTACTCTGCCTGAACGAGGCTATTAACCATCGTCTCGGTGGTTGTGTAGTCAGTATCGAATAAGAACAAACCAGCCTTCGGAGCCTTGCTCTCGGTTAGCGTAATTGCCCAACCTCCGCCTGTATCCTCGGCATAAGCATCACGACTACCCTCCGAGATAGAAAGACCTTGGAAGAAGCCAAACACCTCGAATGCCGATGCTCCATTTGAGTTCACCAAGCCCTTATGCTTGTTGAAGGAGATGAATACGAACTCGCCATTGAGGAGTGGGTCAATAACGCCATCGATAAGAGCAGGAGAGTGGTCAGGCAAAACGATATGAACATTCGATGTTACCGAATTGCCAAGTTCGCCAACCTCTACACTCTTATTCGTGCCATTGAACGGCTTTGTGCCGTGCTGGTACACCCAAAAACCGAACTTTCCAGCCTTCAACGGCAATTCCTTGATGATGTTGTTGTTCTCGTCATCAAACACTACTGCCCCGAAGTCTATATCATCACGATTGATGAGAATACCCTTCTTCTCGTAGCCCATAGCGAGAGGGTCATCGCAGTTGCGCTCGATGTTCATCTTGATTAAGTTATCACACGATGCCATAACTGCCTCCTTTCGTTAGTATGCGACCTGAATGAGTTTGTCGTCAGCAATGAGAGTACCGAGCTTATCCTTTGCAAGGATGTAGGTCTTCTGCTCCTTCTGGTCAAAGAATGCCTGCAAATCGACAATCTCGTTTGTTCCCGGCACACCCACCAACAAGTTGGCGCGAGTTGTATAGACTGCACGATATGGCTTGTTCCACGAACTACCGGCATTGGCTGTCTCGTAACCCTTGATAATCTCGTCCCAACCCGGTAGAGCCACCAGCTCGATGCCATCGTAGGTAGTCTTTGTTATACCATCGAACAACGACTCCCACTGCAAGTCGCTACCCTTGTTGTTCTTCTTGATGTCAGCGTTCAGCGCATCCTTCAACGCCTGCGAGATAAAGATTACCTGACCGTTTGCCTGTCGCAAGTTCATAGGCGCATCGCTGATAAGGTTGTCGAGTACCTCGGTTGCTGCGCCTGCGGTACGGATAGCCGACTTCTGCTCTGCGAAAGTGGTCTTTGCGTTCGCAGCGATAGCAGTATGACGCTCTGCGTTCGTTGTTACCAACTCGTAGATGCGCTTCCAAAAGCCATCGGTAACTGAGAAGGCACTTACTCGCGCATCGTCTTTCAATATACCTCCATCGCTTATTGTAGCAGCGTTCTTGTCGCCAAACCAAGCGAGGCGGAACAGCATCTTTGTCGCACCCTGCTCCAAAAGAGGGAGAACGATATAGTCGAGATACTCTGTGCCTGTGAGGTCTGCGATATCGGTCTTTGTGCGCAAAGCAACCTTTGCAAGAGTGCTTTCCAAATCGGTGTAGCAAATCTCCTCCGAAATCTGCCACTCGCGGATATCCCACTCGCCCTCGGCTGTTGCTGCGGTATTGTGATCGTAGGTTATATTACAACCTTGACTTGGCTTGCCGAGCAGACCAAACTCGCCAATGAAACCTACCTTCTCACCGTGCTTCTGATTTGGCAACACATTGAACATAGAGCCGAGTCGCTCTGCGCCAAGAACGGAGAGGAAAATGAGTTGTTTGAGGTCGCGAACTGCGCCATTATCGGGTGTCAAGTTCGCAAAATTTAATCCTGTACTTGCCATAATTTGATTGATTTAAGTTGTTGTTTACTTCTTGTTGATTTCAGCCAATCGCTGTGCGACAAGCGACTGCTTACCGCCTGCGTTGGTCGAGGCTGTGCGCTTTGCAGGCTTGTACTCCGACTTCGCCTGTGCGAGCCACTCCTTACCACCTGCGATGGTTACGAGGTTGAGAATTTCCATCTCCTCCTTTGTCTTTGCCTGCGCCTTTGCAGACTCTGCTTCTGCCTTTGCAGTCTCCACCTCTGCCTTTGCGTTTGCCAACTCTGCCTCCAACTCCGCAATACGAGCGTCAGCCTTTGCCAACTTATCGTCATTGTCATCGTTACCCTCGGCTGGGCGTATCTCCGTGATTACGCCATCCACGACCACGATAGTCGTGCCATCGGGCATCTTATGCTCTCCATCGGGAGAAGCAGCATCGCCCGCAGCAGGGTCCTCGCCCTCGGGCTTGTCGATTGTGATTGTGTCGCCCGACTCGGTCGTAAGAGTATAGGCAACGGCTTTCGGCTGTGATAGTCCGAGAGCCTCACCGAGTGCTGCGAACACCTCGGCAATTTTCTTCTTGTTTTCTGCCATATTGTTAAAATTTTGGTGATTGTTGTTCCACTTCGCCTGCGCCTTTGCCGTGCGACTGCGTGCGCTCAACGCTGGGAGTATCTCGGAGATAAAGCCGAGTTCCTTTGCACGCTCCATATCCACGAACTTATCCTCCGACATCAACGCCTCCAACTCGGCACGTTCTGCACCGGTGCGCTCAACATAGAAGTCGAGTATCTTCTGCGTTTCGGCATTGAGCGAGTCCGCCAACTTCTGCAAGTCCTCGGCACGATACGCCTCTGCAAGCGTGTATTCGGGTATATAAGGCTCGTGAATGAGCAACGATGCGTGTGGGTAAGCCTTACGCTCGGAAGCAGCGAGAAGCACTACCGTAGCCATCGAAGCGCATACGCCCTCCACGGTTGCAGTAATCTTCTTGCCCGATGCTCGGAGCTTATCCACGATAGCCCAGCCCTCCGTAACACATCCACCCTCGCAGTGCAGGCGCAACTCGATTGTGTCGTCATCCTCGGCAATAGAAGCGAGGAACTCGTCAATGTCCTTGAAGCATACGCCATCGCTACCGAGCCAGCGCATCATCTCTGCGCCCTCCTCGGTCATTATCGGGTTGTATAATTTCAGTACTGCCATATTCTTTTGATTTGCTATGCAAAATTAAGGCGATTAGTGCGTTGTTTCAACGCATTAACCGCCTTTTCAACTGACACCGCTTGTCAGTACCTACAAACCAGCAGACACTACGGGCTTGGATAATCGTGCAATAACGCGATATATAGTGCGCTCGGGGATATCGTACTCTTCCGAGAGGTGCGCCACGATATACGACTGCTTTAAGCCGTCAGCCGACAACCGCTTGTAATCTCGGTAGAGGTCAAGATACTGCACATCCTCGATGCGCACTCCGTTATCGTTGAGCAGTTGGAAATACCGCTCGTTCAAGTTCAGCAACTCCGCTACTGTTCCTATCTGCATCATAATACACCAAGATTTTCGACTACTCGCACTCTATTCTGCACTCGGGTAATCTCATCGACACCCACACGGATATCCGCCTCGCTCATACCCTTCGCAAAGGCTCTCGCCAACATATCCTCGCCCTGCACTTGGCTTGCGGTCTGCGTTGCCACGATTGGCACTCCTCCTCCCATTTGGTTGAGCGAGGAGTAGAGAGGTGCGAACATTGAGGTCGCGCGTGCATTGTTCACGCTCTCGCCATTGGAGAGCATTGCCGGTATGCTGTCGCTCGTTGCCGTACCCTCTCCCGATACATAGCCTCCTGTCGAGAACTTGGCGGACTTAACCGTGCTTACGGCTGTGGCTATATTAGCGAGTACTGTGGCTACGGTGGTGGCAATCGCTGCGATGTTCGCAGGGAAAGGAACGGACATCGCCTGCGAAACTCCGCCTGCAATAGCAACTCCTGTCTTTATAGCGATTTCACCCAAAGCGAGAGCCTTCGATGCGATGGCAGCAGCCTTCGACTCCTCGCTGAACTCTCCGAGTAAGTTGCTCAAAGCATTCATCGCACCACCGATGGCGTTCCACTTGCCGACCTCCACCTGCACCTCATAATCGGCAAGGCGTTTCTTCGCATCAACATACGCCTGCTGTGCTGCGAGTTGTCGAGCCTTGAACTCCGCATCGCTCTCCTCCTCCAACTGATGCAGGGTGTCGAGTTCCGCCTTCTTGGCTTCGACTTCGAGGGCGAGGGTGTTTTGCCCGAGCAACTTCGCCTCCGCAATCCTATTCTTGTAGCCGAGCAGGTAGTCCTCGTTTATTTTGTCGATGTCGGCACCCATCTCATCAGCGGTAATAGACAAGAACTGTCCGAAATCGCGTAGCAACTCATCTTGCGCCTTCTTGCGCTCGTTTGCGAGTTTCATTTCCGCTGCTACTGCTTGATTTGTAGCCTCCGCAACCTGCGCATTCAACTCTCGCACCTTATTGAAGTATGCAGTTTCCTGCTGTATCATTTTGGTATAGGCTTGCGATAGAGCCTCGTTCTCCTCTGCGCTATTGCCTGCGAGTGCTGCCCTCGACTTCGCCAACTCATACTCACGCTTGGCGAGGTTGTAGTTGCGCTCCGATACACGCCTTTCCTCATCGGCAGCCTCCTTGATAAACTGCACACGCTGACGAGCCGAGAATGTAACCTTATCCGCAGCTTGCGCACGCAACTTGGCAATTTTCAACTCGCTATTGGCGTTCTGTTCGTTTATCCTGCGCTGGGCGAGTGTGATGGCATTCTCCTCCTTCTGCTGTTCGGTGAGTTTCGTTTGGAGTTCCAAACGCTCCTCCTTCCACTCCGCCCATTCCTTTTCCTTGCCGAGCAACTTTGCGACCCAATTCGCAGCTTTCCCGATTGCGTTTGAGATGTTGTTCCAAATGTTTAGCACAACCTGACCGACTCCCTGCATCGTGCGTTGCATTTGTATCGCTCCGCTTTTGAGGAAAGCGAACGCTTCGCTTGTTGCCATCGACAACTCCTCGGAAGAGTGCAGTGCCTTATTGAGGAATTGGAATGCCCCGACCAGCGCACCAATAGCAATGCCAACAGGACCGAGTGCCAAGTTAGAACTAACCCCAAACGCCTCCAAGCCTCCGAGAGCCTGCTTGGCGTTGCTTTGCAACTGCCCGAACAAACCCTCCAATGAGCCTGCATAGTTTCCCACATTGCGATAGAAGCGTTGCGTGCCTTCCTCGCCCGATTTCAACTCCTTAGTGATATCGTTTATCTGCTTCTGCAAATCTTTACCTTCTTGGCTATCTCGCCTTGCTCGCCCCATTTCATCGTATTTCTTCGTGAGGTTAGATAGTTCTGCTCGTAATGACTTTAACGAGCCTTCTTCCGCCTTGCCCTGCTTGATGTTGTTCTGCACCTCCTTGCTCGACTCTGCAAACGCACGAGTATATGCCGTGCGCTCCGACTTCAACTTTGCCAACTCGACTCCGAGTTGCCCCGACTCATCGCCCTGCTCTTTGATAGCCTTCTTCAAGGCATCCTCTCGCTTCTTCGTTTCCTCAATCAATGCCGAGTATTCCGCCATTGCCTGTACCGCCTGCGAACTATCGACCTCAATTCGTAATACCTTCGTTGTTGTTCCTTCTGCCATAATTATAGTGCGTTGTTTCAACGCCTTTATAAGTAAAAAAATTAACTCAAAGTATCTGCCGTATTTGCGTATATTACCATATCGCCATTGCTACCATCGTACACAAATGGGTTGTCGGTACTCAACACCCTGCCTGCCTCGGTAGTCCAAGCAACAAAGCCGATGCTATGTTTCGCATTTGCCGTTGCCTCGTCAAAGCGCAATGTTGCCTTTTCCGCAAAGTAATCGCCTGCACCACTAACGAGGTATGCCCACGCTGGGTTTGGCTCTACAACTGCACCCGACATTGGGAGACCAAGGGTTACGCCTGTCGTTACCTTATACGGCAACGCTACGCCTATATCCTTTGCTGGTGGTAACTTCACAAGTGTAACGGTGGAAGGCTCGCCTTCCGACCACTGCACCTTATCGACCACAAACTGCGCTCCATACTTCTGCAAATAGATAGGCTTGCGGAAGTCGAGCGTCTTTATATCAATCTCCGACAACTGTACCTTCTCCTCGATTACGAACGGGTTGCGCATAATCTTTTGCCAAGTGTTATAGTACTCGGGTATGAGTTGCGAGAACTGCAAGCCATCAAACGATAGCGAAGCAGTACCACTTTCATATATTGAAAACTTCTCTGTAAGCACCATAATACGCTGTTCCACATCCACCTCCTCGACCTCGCCTGTAGTGCTGTTGTCATCCTTCCATTTGAGATGCGGTATGGTGTTGCCATCCGAAGCTGCGAAAGGCATTTGCGCCATATCCTTCTCTCTGTCGAGGTTTTCGTTATCAACGACAAGCACACCGCTGGCATCTACTTTCACGGTGTCATCCTCCTTGTAGCGCAGAATATTACGCTGTGCGTAATCCGCAAGTGTGTAGGTAGTATTGGCTGCATCGCCATCGCCTGTGCCAACGAGTTTGTGCGACCAATCAATAGCAGTCTGCCTGTAGAAACCAGCGCAACTCACAAGATGCACCACACCATCTATAAGCGTAGCCCACAAACCATACATCGCACACATCGCCTTCACGAAGTCGAGTTGCGAGATGTCGGGTAGGTTGTCGCGCGTGTTTATCATACCGCCCATAACTTGGTCCTCCACATCGCCATACTGCGCAACGATATCCACCGAGGCAGATGTTACGCGCACACCATCGGGATTATTCCTTCCTGTCGTGTCTATCCATTCGATATATGGCACGATATACTCGCCTTCCTTAATTTCCACCTCCAACGACAACTCCGTGCTGAATGCTGTCGCCAATGTAGTACCCTTTTTCTTGATAGCGAGGTTGTCCGTATTGCGGTGTTCGATATGCAAGGTTGGGATAGAGGTGTTATCTCTCTGACCTACTACCTTGATAGCGAAGCGCACCTTGCCCTCTGCCTTGCTGCGAAATATGCCAACGTCAAACTCAACTTCTCGCAACGATACCCATATAGGCACTACGGCATTGACAACCTCGAAATATACGCTTGTCGGCACGCTATCTAACGAGTGGAACGATATTGCACCTGCTTCCCACTGCTTATTGTAGCGAGTGTTACTTTTGAGGTAATTAGCCGAGAATGACTCGCCTCCGAGGGTTTTGTGCGATGCGAACGGCAACGCCAACTTCGAGAGTATTTGAGTAAAAGTCGAAGGTTTCGACACATTCAGCCCATTGTCGGCAACGATATTGTCCCACAACCAAGAAGCCCTAACACTCGGCAAGAGTGCAACCTGCGCCCTCGCGGTAGCGTTGTTGCGCAAATCCTCAATGCCTGCCTCATACACCGCGTTTAGAAGTCCTCTATTGCCAACGCCTGCTAATGTATTGCCGTATCTGCCTTCCCACGCCTGCCACCAATTCTCACCGCCATACTTAATTTCCAACACTTCGTTGATGTCCGCCAAGGTCTTGCCACTGTCTTTGAGTGTCGATAGTGCCGTTACCACGCCCCAATAGAGTGCTATCTCGTAACTATCGCCCACGCTCAACAACACAGCGTAGGCAGTATCAACAACCGACACGCCATTAACATACAGCTCTGCATTCCATCTGCGGTATGGCGCAATAGAGATACCGACTACGGCAGGCACACCGAACACCTTGCTGTTCGTAGGCGTTTTCGGCAGGCTTATAGTCAGTGAATTGCTCGGTTGTATCTTGGATATATCCCCGAACACATTGCTGTTGAAATTGAGCGTTATTTTAGTATTTGGGGCAATATCCACTGCTTGCCCCCCAATGCGTAATTCTATCATAGCATCTGCGATGTTTGAGTGTTACGAACTATTGACACGGCAAAGTCTTGGAGCGGTGCACCTGTGCGAGCATACGAGCCTGCTACAACTGACACGCGCTCCCAGAGTGGGAGAGTGGTGTTTGTATCGATATAATCGTCAGCATTTGTCATCACTTCCACGATTGGAGAATTTGTAAGTGTGAGCAAGAAGTCGAATGTCTCGGCATCCACCAGCTTCGCCCCGAGCGATATGCTCTCCTGCTGCGCCATCTGCTGATGCGTTTGTCCGCTTGCGAGGAACACACCGCCCTCATCATTCAACTCATTGCGCAAGATGCCATCCTGCCACGACTGCGTTTCCTTGGTTGTGTAATTGCGCCCGGTAACACGGAATAGGTAGTAGCACCATTGCCCGAAGTTGTCGAGCCAACGCAGATATACGCCCGATGTGCATCGGTCTATTGTTAGGCGGTATGCAAATCGCTGACTTACCATTAGAGCATCGCCAGCCAGATATGCTAATTCGTCTCCTCCTAATCCTATACTCTGCAAGCCCTCGGTGTCGTAACCCAAAGAAGGCGACAAATCTACGCTAATTTGTCGATATTCAGTGCCCGTGCTTACATGGGATATATACTGACCTCCCAACCATATATTAGCGTGTTGTTCGCAATAGAAGTCGAATGTTTGCGGAAAATTCACAAACCACATACGCCTTCTATCACCTCCATTCGCCTTGCCTATCTGCATATAGCCTACCAGCGCATTAACATCGAATGCCAGCGCATTAATTTTATTTTCTGTGCTATTCGTTAATTGTACTGCAACCGATACATTCGCTTGCGTGCCGCTATAATGGGATTGTGCTTCTCCGTAGTACATATTGAAGTTTCGCCCAATGAACGCAGTTTGCATATAGCGAGAAATATCAAACACCACCTCGCCATTGTATGGAGTGCGTGTTTCAGTGTAGTAGTTCTCGCCCACCTTTATAGTGATGCCGACACCTATATAGGCGGTGTCAAGTTGCGACACTCGCACTATCGCAGGCATACCAGCGTATGCGAGTTCGTTAGGGTATTCGATGCGATACCCATTTTCGTAAATTCTGCTCATTTCCTTATCGTTTGATTGATTCCGTTAGTACTGTGTCGAATAAGCCCATAACACGCTTATTTATGCGCTCCACCGTTGCATCTATCTCATCTGAATATACGGTGGTTATCGCACCCTCTCGGTACTGCTTCGAGCCTTCACGCATAATCTTCGTGGCGATGGCATAAGGCGGTGCGTCTATATTCTTCGCCTCCACCCACTCTGCGATGATATCCGCAAAGAACTTCGGTACTCGCTTGTACTGCATAGCCCACGGCTTCGAGCCTGTTTCCAACGTTCCGAAGTATGCCCTACCCGACAAGGTGCCGACAACAGCTGCACCTTCCTCTGCCACCGTTACCGCCATACTCTCGGCTGTCTTACCTGTTGCACGCTTGCCCTCGCGCTCGATGTTCTCGGTGATGTTGGCTTTCGCTTGCGCCAACTCCTCCTGCACGATGCGATGCACCTCCGCTTGTGTTGATACGATGCTCTCCATACGCTAAATGCAACGCCCCCACGCCTCCTCTATCGTAGCCGTGATAGTTACCACACATAAGTTGGCATCGAGCCTATCGTAGGCGATATTATAGGCTATATTGCCCGATATTGGTTTCAGCCACTCGTCTGCATTTACCCTGCGCAGGAACTCCTCTGCAAGTGCCTTCATACGCTCCGCTACGTCCTGCGCTTGTCTGCCTGTGTAGTCAAACGGCATTTCATCTGCGAACGCTACTAAACACGAAGGAGCATCGGTAACACTACCACGCTCCGCGATATTCAGCGTTCCACTCGTTGGCTGAATGTATATGCCGACTGGGAGCCTGTGTCCATCGTCAGCCTTCACTCTCTTGTCTGCTCTGCGCCTATATCGGTCAAGCACGGCATTCGACCTCGCCCAACTCTCGCAGATGTAGTCAAGCCCCATACCCTCGATAATAGCCTTTACTCTTTGCTCTACTGTTTCCATATCTATTTCTTTGTTGATTGTTTAGCCATAACCTCACGCAGGCGGTTTTGGAACTGCCCTCGCTCGTTGTCATCTTTCATACAACGCCAAATGCGCACCCACGGCACTGACATCACCGCATCGTGGTCGGCAATACCCATACGCAAGGCAAACCAATCTATGATGCTGAATGTGTCCGATGTGAGTTGCTCCACTCCTGCCTGCACCGCTTCGGGCGATGGTGGCACGGATATCGCCTTCCACATCTTGGCGATACGCTCCAATTCGTGCAATACCCATACAGCAAAGCCGATGGTGCGGTCTGCTCGGTGGCGCAATACTTTGAGTGGCGCAGCACCCAGCAATATGCGTGCGCTCTCGGTTACGATTGTGCGCATATCCTCACTCTTGGCTGCTTCCTGCAACTCCGATAGTTGCCCGATGGTTATGCCGTTCAAATCTTCGGGAACATCTTTGCCGAGGAGCGTTCTCGGCTTCGGGAGTTTCAGCAGAGCCTCTTGGCTCTCCTCGGTGAGTATGCTTTCGAGCATCAGCACCTTGCCTGTGGCTGTTCGTGATAGTATCATTATCCTTGCATTGGTAACGAGCCGAGCGTGCCTCGCACGCCCATCGGCTGCGGTTTAACATAGTAAATCATTCCCATATTGAGTGCATCGAACTTGTCGGGCGAACGACCAAGCACCGCCTTCTGCTCCTCCTTCGTGATTATACCCTTCTTCTGCGTGTCGTTATCGACATCCTCGGCAACGAGGCAAGCCTCCAACTCCTCGGCTATCTCTGCCTGCTGCTCGGGCGTGCAAACGATGCGCAACTTGCCTGCGTTGATGAACTCCGCCAACTTGAAGGCACACTCGCTTTTGAGGTTGCGGAACGCTGGCGAGTAGGCACGCTCTCCACCTCGAAACTCCTTTATGCCTGTAAGGTAAGCCGAGAGGTACGCACCCAAGCCATCGCTATCGGCTACAATCTGCGACCTACGCACACCATACTGCCGTGCCTCGCCTTCGAGTATCTGCTCTATCTGCTTCGCATCGACATAGCCCTTGTCGGTGGATATCGTGGCTACCAAGCCATCCCACTTTACCGATACGAAGTGGTCTCGCCCCTTCATCGCCAAGTCGGCAGATATGCGCTTTTGTCCGTTGCCCTGCACCGCGTTCGTGAAGCAGTCGAGTATCGCATCGTAATCTACGAGCGAGTTGGCGTTGCCCTCATACTCCCAATAGCCATTGAGGAGGCGGAGGCGTGTTTGGCGTAACGCAATAGAACGGAGCGAGTCGATATACTCCTCCGTTATGAATGGGTTGTCGAATACGAGCGACTGAACGAATGCCTTGTTGCTGTCGAGCGTTCCCGACTTATAAGGCTTGTAGAACGTTTTGTATAGCCAATTCTTTTTAGGGTTGCAGGTTATTAGCAACTTTGGCTCTAACCCATACTCTTTGTTCAGGTGTCGCCCGATACGCGATTTAAGCACCTCGTAGGCGGTATAATGCACCTCTCCTGCCTCCTCAATCCACCCACCTGTATACTCCTTCGAGCCGAGTCGCTCGAACATCGGGTCTTTGCGTGGGTAGAATGTGAGGTCGAGCAATACTACCTCCGAGCCGTTGTCGAACAATATGCCACTATCCGTGAACTTGTAGGCAGTGAAGCCATAGTGCTGCGCCACCTTCGACCAAGTTACCAACACCGACTCTCGGCTATCCTTGATGTTGTTACGACCGACAAACCAACGAGTACCGGGGAACGCCCACGCAGAGCGCATCAGCCACTCGCAACCGAGCCAAGTCTTACCGCCACCAGCAGCACCACCAAAGCAGACCTCACGCTTCGATGGGTCTGCGAGGTGCTTGTATGCCAGCATCTGCTTTAAGTTGATTGTCGGTTGCGGTGCGTTCATCTGCTACTCCTCCGTTGGTCTATTATGCTCCTGCTCGGCTACCGCCTGCTCGATGTTTGGGTAGTGTGGCAACACCGAGGAGAAACCCTTGAACTCGGCATTTACCTTCAACTCGCCCGACTGCTCCACCTTCTGCATATTCTTCCAATGCTCCGAGTCGAGGTTTGTCAGCAAGAATATCGCAGCCTGTGTGTCGGGCATAATCATAACCGTATCTGCCGACTGCTCGACAACTATCAACTCGCCCTGCTCCTCGGCAATCTTCTTGCCTGTCTTTGGGTCGTAGGTTACAATCTTGCGTGGTGCCTTCTTCACTCGCTTCTCCACATACTCGCAACCGAGAGCCTTCTTTTTGAGGGCATTCACAACCTCGACCACTGTCTGCTCTGCGAACACATCTCGTGCGTGTGCGATGGCTTCCGCAAATTCCGAAAATTTCAACCAACTCCTATATGTCGGCTCGGTTATCCCCATTGCGGAGCAGAAGTCTTTGAGTGGCGCACCGCAACGCTGTGGGTAAAGTCCATTTTGCTCTACCCATTCAACGCATTGCGATAACTTCTCTTTGTTGAATTTTGCCATAGGCTATATTGTTTATTCTGCAATCTTTACTGCTGTTTGTCCTGTGAGCTTCTCCCATCGTGCAATAATTACATCGCAATAGTGAGGATCAAGCTCCATAAGCATTGCCTTTCTATTCTTCTTCTCGGCAGCGATAAGCGTTGTTCCGCTACCGCCAAACAAGTCAAGCACTACATCTCCCTCCTTTGTTGCATCGAGCATTGCGTTAGCAACAAGCGCAACTGGTTTCATTGTTGGGTGCAAGTCGCACTTGCGAGGTTTGTCGTACTTCCATATCGTTGTTCTATACTCACCATTGCGGTAGTTGTGATGCTTCTTTGTCCAAGTGTAGAATATCGGCTCGTGTTGATAATCGTAATCTAATCGACCTAATGAGAATGTGGCGCAGTTCTTCTCCCATATCAACATATGGCGCACTGGCAAACCTGCATCCTTCATCATCATCATCATCAAGCCGAGTTCTCCTCCTTGTGGCGATGTTACATAATACGAAGCATCTTCCTTACAACTCAACCTCGCATTCGTCATCGCTTTAACTAATATCGGGTAAAGAGCATCTGCACTCAAAGTATCGTTTTCGATGTTTGTTGTACAGCGTCCAGCCTTCTGGACGCTGTTAAGTGCTGCGTTCTTATCGCCAATACTCACGCCATAAGGAGGGTCAGTAAATACCATATCAGCCAATACCCCCCCCCTCAATTTTTCTACATCTTCTGCGGAGGTGCTATCGCCACACATTACTCGGTGGTTGCCGAGTTGCCATACCTCGCCACGCTTGCAACGGCAGACGACAGGCTCCATATCTTCATCGAAGTTGTCCTCCTCTGCTTTTCTGCTATCTTTGTCGCCATCGCTTGTGCCATCGCCATTCTCCTCCTCGAAGAAGTTGCCGAAATCGAAATGCTCCAATTTTAACCACTCATCTTTGAACTCGTTTGCGAGTATGTCGTAGTCGTTCTTTCCGTATTCGTGGTTATCCTGCAAGATGTATGCTACCAACTTGTCGATAGGCGTGTCCTCTTTCAGCACCAAGCAGGGTAATTCGGTAAAGCCGAGTTCCTTTGCACCGAGTAAGCGCATATTTCCGCCAATAACCACATATTCATCTTTGTATGGGTAAACAATAAGTGGTCGGAGGTCAAGCATCTCCGAATGGCGTGTCAGGCTATCCTTTAATTCTTCGAGTCTTTTTTCTTCGATGTATCGAGGGTTGCGAGGTAGTCCAGGCACTTGCCCCTCGTTGCACACGATTTGTGCGATAGGTAGGTTTACTGCGTTCATATCTGCCGTTTATGTTTTTGATTTACACTGCAAAGATAATGCGCAAGTGCGTATTTTCTACGCACTCACGCAAAAAAAATTATTCGGCTCTCTTTTTCGGTCTTTCGGGCGGTATCGTTCCTATTGTATTGCCTCCTCCGTGTTTATATACAACCCAAAGCAAAAAGAGTAACGCAATGATAATTCCCACCAAGACTACAATCGCAAAATATATCAATAATTCTCGCATCGCTATTTCGTGCTTTTATTTTCATCTTCGCCCTTTATCGTTGCCTGAATAAGTCGCAGAGCCTTCATCGTGAACTGTTGCTGTGGCGTGAATTTCAGCACTCGCCAGCCGAGCGCAGCTGCATTGTTGAACTTGTCGAGGTCTGCGATGTAGCCCTTTGGTCGGTTGTGCCTGCCCTCTATCCACACTCCGCCATCTATCTCTATGGCGATGCGGTGCGAGGGTATGGCATAGTCGAAACGCCACATTCGGGTTGGGTGGAAGCGATGCTCCGCCACTACCTCCACGCCGAGGTGTTGGCGTAGGAGGAGGCAGAACGCATCGTATTTGGGCTGTTTTTGCGCATTCTTGCCCCCTCTTTTCGCTTTTCTCGTCTTGGTGGTGGGTTTAATTGTCCTCATTTGTCAAATTTACTGTAATCGTCTTATTTAGCATTTCACCCATTGTTGTACGCTCCAAGTTCTCACTTCCGCAAGCAGGGCAAACAATATGCGACATTCCTTTGCTGAACATCAACTGCCTGCCACAATCGCTACACTTGTAGCAATCGACTATTTTTGCACGCATATCGCTCGGATTCGCTCCTTTGGGCTTGAAAAATATAATCTCTCCATCGCTTGTCGTCATCAACGGAACAAGACCTTGTGCAGTGGCACTCTGCATCTGCACTTCTACTGATGTTGTAACTTTGTCGCTCATATCACTCCCTTCTCTTTTAGTTTGACACACATATCGTAGAGTGCATCAATGAGTTCTGTGTTGCAGAACTCAAAGTCAGTACCCAAGAAGTCGGCATACTGTACGCACCACTCGCCATTCATCAAACTTATATTCAATGTCGAGGGCATTTCGTTTTCTTTCGCTACATTCTCGGGCAGTATCTTAATCAACTCTCCAATAGTGTATTGTGGATAAATTGTTGGCACCCCATCCTCCCATTTGAGTCCCGGTGCTGCTATTCTTGGTCTTGCAAACCCCAGCTCAATCAGCTTGGCGGTTTGTTCTGGTGTTGTGTATTGTTTCATAGTTACTTTTCTACATTAAATCGTTTCTTAATCAACCAGAATGGTATGTAGCAGATGCCCAGAATAATCGTCAATGGGAATAAGGCAGACGCCCAAAACAATAAGCTCCCCTTCTCAATATCGTACCAATACTCCCACCTTAACATCGTTCCACTTTTCTTGTACTCATAGCATTGGTAGGCAAATACGCACAAGGCGAAGATAAATGCTATCCCAAAATATGATAGCACAATGACTACTTCTTTTGCCATAACTACAAACTTTTAATCGGTTGTGAAACACAGACTAATCCATCATATTCCAGAGGACACCAATTAGGCATATACTCCTCGAAACACTTCTTGTGTTCTATTCCACTATCCAAATCAGTAATATATTGAAGTGGAATTTGAGGTGCTACATTGTGCGCCCCAAAAGAAGGATGCTGGCAAATCTTCTTCAACACAACTTCTTTGTTGTCTATTGTCAGATGGGTTTGCTCCATTCAATACGGACAATTCAAACAGCCACTTACTTTGTTCTTTCGCATAGTTAAATTCTTTTTCCAAGTTTGATAATAAATACATCGTTATCGGGTGCGCCCCACTCTTTGTGACCTTTGCCGATAGTTATACCCTTACACTCAAAAGTCATCGCACGCTTAGTGTAGCCGTAAGAGAACTTGACTACCTCAAATTGAAAACTCTCGAAGAGTCTTGTTTGAATGCAATTCATACAGCAATGATTAAAGCAGTCTATATAAGTATCTCCACTTACCCAACTATCACATAATCGCTTTATCCAATACGGCTTAATCTCTCGGTACTCCTCTGTCTTAACACCGCTTTCCATCATTTCTTACCACTCCTTTTTGAGTGGCAAGTATAGTGTTTTCATATCCTTACTCGTTTAATAGTTCGGGGTTGTCGTGAATGTTGCCGAGGACCTCTTTGCTGTACTTCAATATCCATATTTGGCTCACTGTGCAGTAATCATTTATGTCGTTATCAGGCAGTATTTCTGCAACAAACGAGGCTGTCATATCGTAAAAAGAAATAAGATGACGGACTTCTCCATGACCGCAGTTTCCTCGTATTATATCCCCCTCGTAAATTTCCTTGCCGTTCTTGTCAAGTAGTCCTGTAAACTGACCGATGGTGTCGGGAGTAGCTTGATGAACGACATAAACAACTTTCCCATTTTCATCTGGCTCCATCTTGATAATGCAATGTACTCCTCCTGCTCGTTTGTGGTAATCGCCATATACCCACTCGCCAGTATCAAAGCTTTTCCCTCTGAATTTAATCTCTCTCATCGTTGTTGGTTTTCGTAGGCGAGGCGGTTAGACCTCGCCTACTTGGTTACTACTCTTTGTTGTCCGGTTGCTCTGCCGTTGTTTCCTCCTTCGGTGCAAATGTTGCATCTACCTTGCTTGTTTGACATCCCGAAGGGTTCTTGATTGCATCGACTACACTCTTTGCTGTTTCCGCAAATTGCGCAGCTGTTACTGCCGTTCCGCCAACTTGCCCGATACCCTTCGCAATATCTCCGATTGTTTTAAGCACCAGCAACTGCTTGATACTTCGCAGTTCCTCCAAGATGCGCAATATAGCGCAACCTATTGCGAATACTACGGCTACGGCTGACAAGTGCAAGCCTTGCATAGTTAAACCAATACACACAAACACAATGCTTAATACGCACATTGTTACAAAAATTGCAAATTCTCCTTTTTTCATATTTAAAAGTTTTTGAAAGTTTTTGAAAAATCTGCAAGTTTTATTTGATTTTTGCCATAAACGCCTTCCACGCTGTATAGGCTCTCCGGTTATGGTAACACGCCTCTTTATTGTGTAATTCCGTTGCGCACTGCGCTATTTTCTGCCAACCGTAAGTGTCGTAGAGCGTAGCGAATTGCTCTACCGTTAGAGGCTCTTTGAAAGCGAGAGCAAGAGGTGCGACCTTTTCACACTGAATTTTGAATTTTTGAAAAATATCTTCGTGCGTGTGCGTGTTATTTTCACACACACCATTCTCATTCTCATTCTCATTCTCATTCTCACTAACCCCTAAACCGAGTAGTGGGGTTTTCTTGGGGTTTTCTTGGGGTTTTCTTGGGGTTTTCTTGGGGTTTTCTTGGGGTTTTCTTGGTCTGCCACCCAACTTGCCATATTCACCACCCTTACAACCGTTCTCAAAACGCTTGTTGTTGGTGTCGATTACAGGCTTTACCATCGCCATTATTAACTTCGTCATTGCGCCTTGCTTTGCAGTTTCTTCGCCTCGAAGAGCATAGTTTAATACTGCTCTAAACGCTTCACTCTGCGCAGCCTCGGGCATTGTCTCGATAGCCTCTAACCACGATGCGTAAAATACACAAGTCTCTCGAATTATTGCCATAGTTCAAAAAATATGCTCTGCCATAGCGCAACCTCCGCCGAAAAGTGAAGAGTAAGCGGTGCGGTAGTTTCCCATCTCGCAACCCATAGCAGAGCAATCGTTATTCGTTATTATTAGGTTTTTTGCGGTTAAATTTATTGCGCAATCTCTTCGCCTTGCGCCTGACCTCCGCCGTGCGTGTGTCGTTACCTTCAAGCCGTTGCAGTTCTCCGAGCAACGCACACACTTGGCGAAAATCGTAGTTGCTTATGGCAATCATACTGGGAGCTCGTTTGCATCTTTCGGGCGACCACAGAGCTTCAACTCCTCTGCGATAATCTCGGTAGCATATCGTTTCTCTCCGTTCTGCTCAAATTCACGAGTACGGATTTTACCCTCTATATACACTTGGCTGCCTTTGTGAACATACTTATCAACCACATCTGCCAAGCCTCGCCAAAGCGATATAGTATGCCACTCTGTTTGTTCCTCCTTCTTGCCATTTTTGTCTGTCCATTTCTCGGTAGTTGCTACTCTTATTCGTGCTACCTTTGCGCCACCATCAAGCGAACGCACCTCAGGCTCTGCGCCTACATTCCCTAATAGAATTACTTTGTTAATCATAGTTTTATCGTATTTGAAGTGATTTGTTCTCTTTGAGTGTTGCGCCCTCTACTATTACGCCATTCTTCAAATCCTCACGCAAAGCCTTTTTATCGACTTCGGTCTTTACCTTGATGTAAATGTTTGGTATCTTCGCCTCGTCTGTTATCTCCACCTGTTGGGAGATACGGAATGAGAGCTTGTGCATACCTACCTCCACCTTCGGGAGGTTGTATTCTTCCATTGCCTGAGCGATGCGCTCTTTCATTCGTTTAACGGCATTTTCTGCTATCTTCTGTACTCTTTCGCATTGAGCCTTACGCGTCTTTGCGTTCTCCGCCAAAATCGTGTATTTGGCGATAATTTCGGCATAACCCTCTGCCTTCGTCAAAAAGTTCTCCTCGTTGATAGCCAACATTGCCTCAATCTCGGGCGTAATCTCACCCCCTGCCTCCTCGATAGCATCGCATATTAAGCGATGTTCAGAGGTCAATTCGTAAAGTGTAATTTTCTCTCCCATAGTCTATTTCTTTTCCATTTGTTTAACATATTTTGCAAATTGGTCGCGTAGCCAACAAGTAGTAGCGTAGTCGCACTCGTAGAACTCAGCAACAACCTTCTCTGCATTCAGCGACTTATCCATTAAATACTTGTTGTAGAGCCAACTCATAAAGCCGAGTTCGTTTTCTTTCGCCTGCTCGAAGGTCAGAGGGTTACGCTTTTTCTCCTGCGCTGGCTGTTGTGGCTGTTGCGGTGCTGTCGCTTGTGGTTGTTGTGGTGCAGTCTTGCGTGTCGGCTGTTCGCCCTTATCCCAACGGAAAACCTCCTTGCCAAAACGATTTGCCAAGACGAGGTGTGTAATTTGGCGTTGCTCGTTTATTGTTACCTCACTAACCGAGTAGCCACCATTACCATACCCATCGTCAGGCATTTCAATCTTCGGAGAGGTGTATAGTTCCGTAATACCCCAACGAGATAGGCAACGCTTGTAGCAATCGCTTATAAGCCCCTTATCACCTTCTATATTGCTCTCGGAGCCTGTATCGCTCTTATAGATGAATTGCTCCTTTTCCTTATCCCAAATGCCGAGACGACAAATGGTGCGACCGCACACTTCGTAAAAATCGCTAACCCAATTAAACGAGCCTACCGTTTCATCGAGTAGATTGGTTACGGCTCGGCTATTGATGTATAGAAGGTGGCGAGCCTTGCCATTCTTCACGCTCTGAACTTTCACCTCTATTTCATCTGCTCTTAATGTTCTGAACTTACACATAATCTTCTATTTTAGGTCTAAAAATTTGTCGTACCAATACGCATCATCATCGTATCTCGATAGTTGGTCGTTGTGGTTGTATTGTGTATCCATGTTTCCCTTCGTTTAGTTCCATGTTATTGTTATCGGTGCTTTTATCTGCTCTATATCCTTCTGCAATACCTTGTGCTGATACTCGCTACTGATATAGGTGTAGTTTTCATCTTCGTACTCTATCCGGATTGCCACCTTCGGTATAGCCGTTCTGCTGAAATCTCCTCTACGCATACGCTGTCCTCCATAAGTGTTTGATATGTTCCGCCTCACTCTGCGCCTCCTTCTCTCGCCACTCTACATCGCCCATCAGAGCCTTGTAGAGCTTCGCCCATTGTCCGTCTTCGAGTATATCCTCATCGCCCCAATTGTTAGTGATTATTACATCGAGTTGCCACGCACCGGTAAGGTGGTTGTATTCCGATTGCACCTCTATATCGAGTTCGTTCTCTGCATCTCGGTAGTACTTATTATTTGCCTCGTAGGTTGTCGAGAATAGTCCGTTGTTGATGTCGTATAGCATCTCACGGAGAATGTTTATGCTAACGCTTCTCATAAGGCTTGTAGGTTAAAGAGTACAACATAGGCACTACCGCCATGGCAGTAAGCGCAACGCAACCCAAGAACTTGCCGAAAGCTTGTAGTATTTCGGGTGCAAAGATTAAGAGTAAAGTACCGATAACGAGCGTACCGAGTACGATTAGTGTAGTGATTGTTTTCTGCGATAGGTTACTGTTTTTCGCCTTTGTCGCTTGCTTGTTGGTTTGTAGCATTGTTGAACAAGTTTTGCGTGTATTTACAAAAAGAGAGCGTACCCTCCCAAGTTTTGCTACAAACCCACGACTGCGAGGAGCAGAAGTGCAACGAGAGGATACGCAATAAGCGGTATTTCTGTATGTATTGCCCTCGCTTTCGAGGTTTGTAGCGTTGCAAATATACAAACTTTTTTTCATACCACCAATTTTTTTGCTCTTTTTGTTTGAAATTATCGTTGTTTTAGAACATCGAAGGCTGTATAAATCGTAATACCTTCTCGTTTGCCTCCTTGAAGAAGTCTTTTTTAATCTCAAAGCCGTATGCCTTGCGACCACATTGCGCTGCTGCCAATAAAGAGCTACCACTACCTGCGCATGGGTCTATAACAACATCGCCGACATCGGTAAATAATTCGATAAGGTAGCGCAACAACGGCACACTCTTTTGCGTTGGGTGTATCTTTACCGTTTCCATGTCTCTCGGATATGGTATATTGTTGAATATCATACGCCCTCCGTTATTGAACTTTGGCAATTTATTACGATACAACAATATCGCATACTCGGTGTTGCCGACAACTCGCATATTCGCTTTCAATACCTGCGGAGAATAGTTCTTATGGAATTGTAGCGGTATATACTTTGCGAAGCCGTATCGTGCGCCATACTCGATTACCTGCATCATCTGCTCGAAAGCGCAAAATACAATCATACACGCACCCCCCCCCGATTTCTTGCCGTTCTTGCCTATCTCCTTGCCCTCGCTGTTGTCCTTTGCATCAGGGCGCAACATCTTTGAGCAGAAGTGCATAAACTCGGCAATACGGAAGTCCTTATCGGTGTCGAAAAACGCTTTGCCTGCGAGTTCGCTCTCTCCGTTGGCGTTATCGCCACCATTATACCACATCGGATTGCTACCGTAGGCATCTTCCCCTATATTGTAGGGAATATCCGCAATTACAAGTTGAGCCTTCGGTATGCCATATACCTTGTAATTTTGGAAATGGTCATTAAACAATTCTATACTCTTCATCTTTCAGGTTATTTGGTGTTTGATTTATTCCTCGCTCACGCAATAAGCGTAGCCATTCATTGTTCGTACCCTGCGGAGTAGTCCGCTATCTACTTCTGCATCGAGCAGAGCATACAACTCGCCATCGCTTATGCCCTCCAACTCCGCCTTAATTTCCGTAAATAGTGCGTGTGCCGGCACTATCCTATACTCCTCCTTCTTTGCCTGTATCTCCGATACTATCTCGAAGATGTTTGTTGCTGCTCTTTCCATTGTTGTAGTAAGTGTTTTTTGTACCAAGTTGGATAATATTCAGCCATTGCATCGTGTATCACGAACTCCTTATGCGGTTGTTGCGCCTTGCGCAACTTCATATAGTGCCGTTGTAAGCCTACCGCAATTACCGTTCTGCCGAGTATATGCGCTATCTCTGCATCGGAGTAGCCTAAGAGGAATAGGTCTTTTACCTTCTCCTTATCGGCTGCGCTCCACACCCTTATATTGTGGGGCTTCTTTTCGAGCGTTATTCGGTGGTGTCCTCGCATCGCTCTGGTCGTTTTAACATTTCAGGCATACCCTCGATGCCATATTTACCTTCGCTCGCCCATGCATAGGCTCGATGAAAACCGTAGTCCTCACTATCGCACCGGAACGCCAGCATATCGAAACCTCGCAACATCTTGTCGGTGCAATCTGCATCGTTGTAAATCATTACATCAGTAACGAAGTGCCTACGCCACCCCTTTGTCATTCGCTCGTACCACTCGATAGCCTTCATGCTATCTTCAAACTCGTGGAAGACTCTAACGCCACCAATCAAACGAGCCTTGCCGTATTTCTTCTCGCTATATGCCATATCTCTACATTTTTGAGTATTTGCCTTTTATCTCCGCCCTGAATTGTCGCTCGGCTTCGAGCAACGCCACCGCTTGCAGTCGGCTGAACAGTATCTTGGAGTTCTTGCCTGCGCCCGAACGATTACCGACCAATAGCCCTTGCGCCTCGTTCTTCTCTACCCACGCACGACCAAACTCCTTGCACAATGCGGTGCGAGAAACAAGGTCCTCCATAGGCTTTTGTCGCTTGATTAAAGCACACGCTATTACATCAGCCATATTTACCAATGCGTTCTGCATTGTCAAAATATCAGTAAGCATATCTACGCCTCAATTACATATTCATATTCTCGTCTGCATCTGCGACCTCTCCTTGCTCTGCGTACCAGCTGCGTGTCGTTGTCTGCTCCGAAAGTGAACACCGAGAATAACACCGCCAATACCATTGCTCCAAGTCTGCGCTCCAAATCCTCCACCGCAATAGTGAAGTTGATTGCAAGAAACCACGCTACCAAAGCGTTTGCCGTATGGCGTATGCCTGTGCGCTCGTATATATCCTGCTTGTGCCGTGCAACCGTGTGTTTCGACATACACAACTTGTCGGCTACTTCCTTGTCATCGTAACCCTTGCAGAGAGCCACTGCCACGCGAGTCTGCGCAGGCGAGAGGTATTCATCGCTCGGAATACGCTGTTGCTTCTTGCATCGTGCCATCGCTAAAAGCCCCAAGGGTTAGACACTCCGTACTGATTGAATACAGCCTCAATCTGCTTCGCCTTTACAACATCGAGAGGCATCTTGCCATCGAGGTACCACGCGAATTGCATACGCGAAGCCTCGCTCAAACCGAGTATTCTGCGGATGTGAGCCTTAACCATAAGAAGGTCGCCAGCCTTAACCTCACGCAGCCCCTTGCGTACTGCCCTCTCCGGGCTTGCTACTTTCATCTTTCCCATATTAGAACTCGTTATCGTTTAACCACATCTCTACCTTGCTCTCTATGTCCTCGCTCCAATCGGTAAATTTACCTACAACCACATCATACCACTCGTAGTAGGTGCGCTTTGTTACGCCTGCGAGAATTAGAGCCAATAATGCCCCAAAGAAGGGATAAAACACATAGAGAAAAATATCCCAAATGGCATCTACAAAGTTGTAGAGTACCTGCACCGTGCGCTTTGCTATTTTCTCGAATTTTGCCATATTATTCTTCTTTTTTTCGTATTATTATCGTATCGGGATAAACGGTATCCCACCCATCAAAAACTTCTTCTTTTATATCGAGGTCAAACTCCCAAAGTGTGCCGTTTTCATCTTCGAGCAAAACCTCCTCTATATTATCGTGTTCGGTAAGATAACTTACCAAGTCGCATAAGTTCATATCCTTCGCTCCTCGCATCTGACACGCTTGTATGTGTCGCTTGTTTATATTCTAATCCGTTGCAGTCAAACCATAAAAGCCACATTTCTTTATAGTGTCCATCGGGGTCTTTCATATAGTTAAGTTCTCCCCAAGTTGAGCCAAGTCGCATAGTACATTCCATTCTCTTTGGCTTGACTGTCGTTTTTTCTCGCTTTTGCATCATTTCGATAGCAAGAGCCTCGCCCTCTACCCAAGTTGCACAAATTCCCATACTCTTATTATTTAGGTTAATTATCTTTGGCTCTCGTGCAGGAGTCGCACCTGCTAATGTTGGCGAGTATCCGAATTTCACTCTTGCGAGTGGTGTACAGTTTCCCCGACCTCTCTATCATAGTCGGCTATCCGAGAGCATAGTTGGGGCGGTTGGACTGTTTTTGCATATACCGCCCCCCCGATGAAAGAACGATTGCAGGTATTTTACGACTACCGCAAGTCGGGCGGACTACCGCCATTTCCCAGGTACCACGATAAGGTTTCGTCAAGACCTCACTATTTTATCTGTCTAATAATTTCGCCTCCGTAGTCGTTCTTTGTCAATTCGATAAACTCCTCTACCGTATAGGTGTCGTTATCGAGGTCGATGTTGTGCTGTCGGCAGAACTCTCTACGCCCGAACTCGCAACTACCGGTAAGGATATGATGCCACTTGAAAAACTCCGATGCAGGGTACTTCTTGCCACTCTCGAACTCGGCTTTGAAATCTGCGATGCGCTCCTCGATGGACTTGCATTGTAGTAACTTCGCCTGTAAAGCAGTGTGCGCCTCGTGAAGTGTCGAGCCGTGCGCCCATATATCGTTGCCGTCAGTTACCAAATATGTAATATCTTTTGCCCCGATGTTTTGCACTTGGAAGACATTGCCTTTGCGCTTTATTACTCGTTGGAATATGCCGTCAGCCTTGATGTACTCTCGGTTGTGGTATTTCCAAATGAAAGTATCGAGTTTTGGCAACTTGCCTTCCATATCAGCACCGATATATTTCTTATCTCCATTTGGCAAATACAACCAACCACCGATAGCCACGCCCTCAGGCAGGGTTAGAGAGGTTAGCGATGTGCAACCTTCCAAATACAAACTACCACCGATAGCCACGCCCTCAGGCAGGGTTAGAGAGGTTAGCGATGTGCAACCACGCAAATCCAAACTACCACCGATAGCCACGCCCTCAGGCAGGGTTAGAGAGGTTAGCGATGTGCAACCACGCAAATCCAAACTACCACCGATAGCCACGCCCTCAGG